CGCCGTCGGCGTCCTCCAGGACAAGCCGGATGCCCTCGGTCGCGCGGGAGCCGTGATGGTGAACGGCGTCTCGAAGGTCAGGATCGGAAGCGCGGTCGCCGTGAACGACATCGTCGCGTCCGACGCCGCCGGGAAAGCGGTGCCGGGGACGACGACCGCCGACGAGGGGATGGGCATCGCGCTCGAAGCGGCGACGAACGCCGACGAGATCATCGCGGTCCTGATCCATCCCATCGGATGGCGGCCGTAGGGTCGAGGTTTTTCACTCACTCGTCGCTCGACGCGGCGACGTTCCGAAGGAGGAGAGGGAACGATGCGAATTCGAAAGGCGCAGCCGACGGCGAGCGATGTCCACGTCTCGAGGCCGCTCACGAATATCTCCGTCGCCTATGTCCAGCAAGAGACGAAATACATCGCGACGCAGGTCTTCCCGACCGTCCCGGTCCCGAAGCAGGCCGACCAGTATTTCGTCTACACGCGAGCCGACTGGCTCCGCGACGAGGCGAAGGTCCGGGCGCCGGCGACCGAGTCGGCGGGCGGCGGCTTCAACATCGGCACCGACACCTATTTCTGTAAGAAGTGGGCCTGGCACAAGGATGTCGATGACGATACGCGAGCCAATTCCGACCCGGGAATCAATCCCGACGCCGACGCGACGAAGTTCGTCACGCAGATGTTGCTGACGCGGCGCGAGGTCCAGTGGGCCGCGAGCTATTTCGTCACCGGCGTCTGGGGCTCGGAGGGAACGCCGGCGACGCTCTGGGATGTCTCGACTTCGGACCCGATCTCGGATGTCGAGACGCAGACGCTCGCGATGGAGAGCGGGACCGGATTCCGGCCGAACGTCCTCGTCGTCTCGCCTCACGTCCACAAGGCCCTCAAGAATCATCCGGACATCGTCGATCGGATCAAGTACACACAGAAGGGTATCGTCACCGCGGATCTGCTCGCGGAGCTCTTCGAGGTCGAGCTCTACCTCGTCGCGAGGGCGGTGGTGAATACGGCCATCGAGGGCGCGACCGAGGCGACCGACTACATCGTCGGGAAGAACGCGCTCCTCGTCTACAAGGCCCCGAATCCGAGTCTGATGGTTCCGAGCGGAGGCTATACCTTCGCATGGACCGGGCTCCTCGGAGCCGGCGCCGCCGCGAACCGGATCAAGCGGTTCAGGATGGAGGAGCTCGGAGCCGACCGGGTCGAGGGCGAGATGGCCTGGGACCAGAAGCTCGTCGCGGCCGATCTCGGCTACCTCTTCCTCGCCGCGGTCTCCTAGCCGTGGAGGGCGTGACCCTCATCGCAGCGAAGAAGCTGCTCCTCCCCGGCGGCCGAAGGGTCGAAGCCGGGGAGGAGGTCACGGTCGCCGACTTCGGGACGGAGGCGAAGGCCCAGCGGCTCCTCCGCGTCGGCTTCATCCTCGGCTACGACGAGGACGGAGCTCCGATCCGGGAGTCGCGGGATTTCGCGAAGGCGACGCTACTCGCTCCGAAGCGAGCGGCCGCTCCGACCTCGTCGCCGGGCCGCCGGCCCTCTCAGGGGGAAGCGGAACCGACGGCCGAGGCTGCTGCGGACGGAGCGGTCGCTCCTCGCCGCGAGACGGTCGATTTCCCGGGGCCGGGGAGCTCGAGCTCGAGCTCGAGATCGAAGAAATCGGGCAAGCGGAGACGGAAGAAGACGTAGGAGGGCTAGGCCGTGCCGAGGGTCGATGCGGCGACCTACAGCGGAGACCCGGCGGCAAGCGACCGGGACCGGGTCCGGTTCGAGATCGGCGACACCGACTGCTCCGCGCCGATCCTCCGCGACGCCGAGATCGACGCTCTCCTCGGGACGGAGGGGAGCCCGGTCCTCGCCGCCTCGGAGGCCGCCCGGAAGATCGCGGCGAAATACGCGATCAAGGTCGATTGCTCGATCGGCTCGACGCGGAAGAGCCATAGCCAGCTCTTCCGTCATTTCACGGAGCTCGCGCGGGCGCTCCGAGCCAAGGGCGCGCGGTCCGCGGTCCTCCCCTACGTCGGCGGCCTCTCCGAGGACGAGAAGAGCGCCGACAAGCTCGAGACCGACCTCGTCCAGCCGGCCTTCGAGGTCGGCGTCCACGATAATCCGGAGGTCGGAGCGCAGACGATCCGGGAGGACGCATAGGGGGATGAGGACGTGCCGCTCTGCTCCGACCTCTACAACGTCTTCGATCTCGCAATCTACGAGGTAGACCGGACCGGACCGGGCGGAGACGAGGTGACCTCGACCGCGCGGGCGACCGGCCTCTCGGGATACTACGAGCCGAAGGAACGCCTCTTCCGGGACGAGACCCGGCGCGAGGAGATCATCTCGGGCCTCTTCTGGATCACCGGCCTCGACGCCGACGGCGAGATCATCCCGGTCGAGGAGGGCGACCTCCTCGAGTGGACCGATTTCCGCGGCGTCATCGGACCGCGGCGCGAGGTCGTCGCCGTCCATCCGTTCCTCGACGGCGCGACCCTCGACCATCTCAAGCTGGAGATTGGACGCTGATGGCGGTCCGGGGCGGCGCGGTAATCCGGCGACGGATGAAGATCATCCAGCGGAACGTCCGGGACGCGGTCTCGAAGCAGATGGACGACATCGCCGACGACCTCCTGCTCCGCTCGAATCTCCTCTGCAAAATCGACGAGGGCGATCTGATCGGCTCCTCGGGGATCGCGCATCGCAACTCGAGGGATACGTTCATCCGTGTCGTCTACTACGACACGCCCTATGCGGAGCGCCAGCACGAGTGTACGGAAATGGGGAACGGCCCGAAGACCGCGCTGCGACCGGCGTCACCGCTTGGTGACGGGAAGCCCGGGAGGAAGTGGCTCTCTCGTCCCTACAAGCGCCACGAAAGCCGCTACATCAAAGAGATCGGGAAGGCCGTCCAGACCGCGCTGCGTGAAAGCGTGAGGTAGAGCGATGGCGCTCGGGTTTGAAAGAGCGATTGCAGAGATTCTCGAGGACGCGGGCCTCGGGAGCTACGGCTCGAGCATCTCGGTCGCCGAGGAACCGCCGACGCCGGACACGAATCTCACCGTCCATCGCGAGGGCGGGACCGCTCCGATCTCGACCGTGATGGAGAAGCAATCCTTCTCCGTCGTCACTCGGAGCCCGACCTTCGAAGCCGGATGCGAGCTCGCGAAGGCCGTTCATACGCTCCTCCACGAATACCAGGGCCAGGTCCGCGGAATCCCCATCGCGATGATCCTCGCCGACTTTCTTCCGGTTCCGCTCGGCCGAGACCTCGACGGCGAGGCGGGTCGATGGCGCGAGACGCAGACCTTCACCGCAACCACGAGGCGATTCGCCTTCGTTTAGGAGGGACGAGCTATGTCCGCTTTTCCGCGACCGAGCGATGTAATCACCGAGGAGTTTCTCCTCATCGGAATGCCCTTCGTCGAGTTCGCTCTCAAGAACGCGAACGGGACCTACGACCCCTACAGGAATCTCGGGATCATCGACGCGGCCGAGATCCAGAAGACGCTGAACCCGCAGGAGCTCCGGTCGTCGCAGTCCGGGCTCTCCGTCCTCGTCCGCGAGCTCGTCCAGCAATTCGATTCGAAGCTCCAGGTCCAGATGTTCAACTTCGAACCGGCGAATATGCGACTCCTCTTCGGGGCGTCGTCTCCGACGACGGTCGCGTCCGGAACGCCGACGGTGACGGGCGACCCGTTCAATCTCACCGACGACAATCAGGACTTCCTCGATCTCACGGAGCAGCTCGTCGTCGAGCCGATCACGGGTGTGTCGGCCGAGCTCATCACGCTCGAGGAGGTCGGGACCCAGGCGGTCGGCGGCCAGGTCGCCGGCTTCGGTGAGACTCTCGGCGACTTCGCTCTCGATTGGAAGGTCGAGGTTGTCGGCGACATCAGCTCCTACATCGAGACGACCTCGGCCGGCGTCCAGACCGAGCGGGTCACCGACTTGATCTTCGGGAATCCGCCGGTCCCGATCACGACCGAGATCGGTGTCAACGTCGGCGCCGTCGCCAACTCGGGCCAGCTCCTCTACTTCGCGACGGAGGCTCCCGCCGACGGCGTCTCGATCACGGTGACCTACGAGCCGAGCTGGACCTTCGTCGAGAACACCGATTTCGTCGTCGATTACAAGCAGGGCCGCGTCCGGATGCTCGTCGATTTCGACGGAGCCTCCGACGAGCTTATGAGCTTCCAGCCGATGGAAGCGACCTACGACCACACCGAGGTCGCCCATACGAAGCTCGACGTCTTCACGAACTTCGAGTTTCAGGGGAAGGCCCGCGTCCGCCTCCTCACCGACGTGGGGATCAATATGGTGTGGGCGATCCCGAAGACGAACATCCGGCTGACCGACGACGCCTTCGCTTTCTCGAAGGACAATCCGGGTCTCGGGACGCTCCTCATCAATCTCCTCGACAACGGGGGAACCTACCCCTACGGCATCATGGAGGTCTACGAGGAAACGCCGTGAGCCTGCGGGACCAGGTCACCACGGTGCGGGCCGCGGTCGCCGTCGCTGCTACGGTGGCCGCGGCCCTCCTCTGGCTTTTCACGATCCACGCGACCGCGCAGGGAAATAGAACCGAGCTCCGCTCCGCCCAGGAGCAGCTCGAGCTTCTCACCGACCTACACAAAAAAGCGGACGGCGCCGCGGAGGGGAAGCGGAAGCTCGTCATCAAGCTCTGCTCCGAGGCGAAGCTCATCGGTCCCGAGTGCTGCGAGGTCGGAGCTCTCCGCGGCTGCCCCCCCACCCCTCCCGTCCCTCCCAATCCGAGGCCGCCGTCCGGCGGTCCGTGACCCAGACCCTCTCGCCGTGTTAGGCTCTCGATCCAGCGGGGATTTTCCGCGCCCCGGAGGAGCTATGAAGAAGGAGACATCGTCTGAGAGAATCCTGCTCCCGCAGGTCGAGGTGAAAACGCTACGCGGAGCCCGGATCGTCGTCGAGCCGTGGGGCTTGACGAAAGGCCGGCTGATGTTGAAGCGGCTCGAGGCGCTGATGGACAAGGGCCGTCAAATGCCGGAGGCGACGGTCTCGCAGCTCATCGAGCTCGCCTACGACGAATTCCACGACATCGTTCGGGATACGATCGAGTGGGACGACGCCCGGATGGAGGAGGAGCTAACGCTCGAAGACCTGATCGACCTCTCGGAGGCGATCTGGAAGACCTCGGTCGCCCGGGAGGACGGCGGAGGAGTAGGGGGAAAAATCGGAGCCCTGATCGTCGGGATGACCCGGATGGTTTCGCAGATCCAGGCGCCCGCGGCCGCGACGAAGACGAGCGCCTAGCCGAGGTCCTCGACCTTCTCGCGGCGGCCGGATACTCGCTCGAGGAGACGCTGGGATGGCCGGCGGAGAAGATCAATCTGATGGCGCGGGTCGCGGCCCGGAGACAAGCGAACGAGCTCGTCGCCGCGGCCAACATCGCAGCGATCGGGGCGGCGGTAGGATTCAGCGGAAAGACGGAGCCTCTGAAAAAGCTCGAGAGCCAGCTCGCGCGGGCGGGCGCTCGAGGAGGGGGACCGAGCGGCGAGCTCCAGGGACGGCTCCGCGAGCTCGTCCAGAGCGCGCGGGTGAGGAGGGCCGAGGATGGCGCTGACGGTCGGCGAACTAGCGGTCGAGCTCGAGGCAAAGACCGGCGAATTCAAGCGCCGCCTGGGCGAGGCTGAGAGGAGGCTCGGGAAATTCGAGGGAACCGCGACCAAGCGGGTCCGGAGGCTCGGGACCTCTTTCCGGGGCCTCGCCTCGAGCGTCGCGAAGGCCGGCGTCGCCTTCACGGCTCTCGCGGGCGCGCTCACCGCGGTCGCCATCGTCAAAATCGGGAAGAGCGCGATCCAGACCGCCATCGCCTACGAGCAGCTCCAGGTCCGCCTCCGGATTCTCCTCGGCGACCAGGAGAAAGCAAACCGCGTCTTCGCCGAATTCGTAGAGATGAGCAAGAAGACGCCCTTCGCCGTCTCCGCTTTTACCGAGGCTGGCGCGACCCTCGGAACTGTGGTGAGCGACGACGTGGAGGCACTCAAGGAGCTCACGCTAGTCGCGGCCAATCTCGCGGCGGTGACCGGGCTTGAGGTGCCCCAGGCCGCGGGAAATCTCCAGCGTGCCCTCGCCTCCGGGCTTGCCGCCGCCGACCTCTTCCGCGACAAGGGCATCCGGCAGGTCATCGAGCGCGAGCTCGACCTCAAAGACGCGACGAAGCTAACGGCGGGAGCCCAGGGCGACCTTGCTAAGGCCTTCATTCACCTCTACGGCCAGAGCGGAAAATACGGGAAGGCGGCAGAGGAGCTCTCGCTTACCCTCGGCGGAGCCCTCTCGAATGTTGGAGGCGCCGCGGAGCTTTTCAAGGCCCAGCTCGGGGAGGCGCTCGCCCCCGGAGCCTTCATCGCGTTTAACGAGCTTGCCATCCCGTTTTTCGAGGGACTCTTGAGGCTCGTCGAGGCGAATAAAGACCAGATCGCCGACTTCGCTCGTCGGGTGATCCCGGCCCTCTTCCGCTGGTTTACGAAAATGGTCCAGGTCGGGGCGACGCTCATCCGTGTCGTCGGCGTCCTGAGCGTCGCCTTCGACGGGCTCCTACTTATTCTTAGCGGTGTCCAGGGGCTCTTCGTCCTCATCTACGGTCTAATCAAGGGCGTCGTCGATATTTTCCGGCTGGGGGCGACGATCATCGCGAACGGAGCCAGGGCGATCAAGGCGGCGCTCCGGGGTGACATCGTCGAGGCCGCCCGGATGGCCGACGAAAACGAGGAGGCGTGGCGGATCTTTAAGCTCCGGATCGCCGAGACCGACGCGACCATCGGCGCCGCCGGCGATACGATCATCGACGTAGCGAAGGATGTCGGCGCGAATAAGCATTTCTTCGACGAGCTCGCGGACGGCGTGGACGAGCTCGCCTCGGTCGCCGCGGAAGCCGCGGCAAATATGGGTAAGCTCGAGGAGGCAACCGACGAAGCCGGCGCCGCCGCCGACCGGAATGCGCCGAAGTTCACGCGGGTGCCTCTTCCGG